TCCATTTTCTCTAATATAGCAGGCTTATTATATACCTTTCTCATATTAGACCTAATAGGTACTAACCACGGCTCCATCTTTTCTTTTTCCGAACCTGGTAAAAATCCATTATCTTCTGTAGAAACAGTTGGACGTGTAATAATTATTTTGTTAATCATTCTCTTGAAAAACATATCTAAAGCTACTTGACATGCCAATAATGTTTTACCACTACCTGCTTTACCAACTATAAAATTATAAGGATGGTGTAGTACAGCTTGTTTTGCGGATTTCTGCTCTTCTGATAGTGTTATTGAAAATTTAACATTACCTTTTGGTGGCACTTTTTCTATATTTTGCTTTCCCATAAATAAACCTCCATTCTTTAGTATAAATATCATGCATAAAAAAAGAGCCGCTGTTAGGCGGCTCCTTTAATAAACATATAAGATGCTTACCTATTATGAAGGTAAACCTCCTAAACCTGACCAGTTAGAATCATCAAAGTTGATTAAACCGTAGAAGTCATTTCTTACAACTTTCTTAGCATATCTAGTCATCACACCTTTACGTGGAGTAAAGTTGGTTGGGTCGTATACTAGTGGAGTCATAATTAGTGGAATATATGGAGCATAAACAGCACCAGTTTCAAGGAATTGGTTTCCTCTGTATCCCATTAAAATTTCCTTACCTGTCCAGTATGGGTTTTTGTAAATTGTCCATCTGTTCTTTAATGAACCGATTGACGTTACACCCATTGCAAAATTACCTGCAGTACCATCAGTATCAGCAGCGTATCCTCCGATTGACTCAATGTAAGTTGCAACCTCTGGTGAACATACCGCGAAGTTAGCACCACCTCTCATAGTTGATTGATGGATAGCGTTAGACATTGCTTGCATAACGATACCTAATTGTGCGAATGCGTCTTGGTAAGTTTCTCCAGCAGATGGAGCAGCTGGTGTAAATGTTTTAGTGAATCCTGAAGATGAAGCTGCAGTTTTAAGCATTGACAATATCTCTAAGTCAATTTCCATAGCTACGTATTCAGATAACATTGAAGTTAATTCAGCCTCTGCATCAATTGAATGATAAGCATTCAAGTCTTGAGCAAATTCTGGTGACCATTTAACTTTAAGTTTTCTAGTCTTAGCAACTAAAGCTTCTTGTTCTAGAGCAACTTCAAGTTCTGGAATTTCTAAGTTTAATCCAGTATCAGCTGTACCATAAGAAGTTCCGATTTCTGGAATATTTCTATCTTCGAAATCACCTCTTTTTAATGCAGATGAAACGTTTCTGTAATAGAATACTTTAACTATTCCGTCAACGTCTGGGTCACCTAAGTTTGTACCAGCACCAGTAGCTAAATTGAATACAGCTTTACCTGAACCTGCTTCATAAGCTGAACATGTATATAATGCACCAGCAACTGTAGTAGTTGAAGTGTGTACTGTTGCAGATGATGCAGATATTGCATAAATTGCACCAACTAAGTCTAAGTCGATATCTTGCATACCTGATACTAAGATTTTACCACCAGAAAGACATTCAGCAGCTGACATCAATGAAGATGTTTTAGCTAATGAATAACCAGCACCCTGTCCAATTGGTGATTGAGCAGCTGCACCGTCTGATGCGTATAATCCGTTAATTTTTGATACTTTTCCTTTTTTGTCGTTTGCACCGAATATGCTTTCTTGCAATCCGTGACGACCTTTTCCTTTACCTGCAGACCCGCCGTATTTGAAGTCTAACCAGAAAACTAAACCAGATGGTAAGTTCATAGGTTGAACCGAAACGAATTCTTTTGCAGATATTTCACCAAAGATACGTCTAACTAATGGAAGTGCAACACCATTCCACTCTTCTGCTGAAGTAGTACTAGTAGTATTAGCTTCAGAGATAAGCTGCTTAGCTTGATTTTCTAAAAGGATTGCAGTATTATGTTTGTCATACTCTGCAGAAATTCCTTCTAAAAGACCTGTCTTTTCCCATTTAGTTACAAGACCTTTAGTTTCGTTTCTCTGTGCTCTAAATTGAGCTTGAGAATCTTGTAATAAATCGTTAATTTGATTTGACATTTTAAGTCTCCTATATTTCTAAAATTATTTTAATCCCGCTAATCTTTGCATTCTTGTTGCAAATGTATTAGCTTCGACGATTACATCTTTCGATGGCTTCGTAGATTTCGTTGCGTTAGATGCAAAGTTTTCGTTAACTCTTTTCTTTGGAGTGTAACTTGTTAAAGATTCTGCTAAAGTAGAATATACTAATTTAACCTCTCTTACAGAGTTTGCTCTATCGAAAGTTTCAATAACTTTGACCTTTTGCGATTCGTTCAAATTGTTTTGTCTGAATAGTTTATTAGAATAAAGTAATTTAGAATTTAACAAGTTAACCTCGTTAATTTTTCCTTTTAAGAATTTGATAACTTTATAAGCTTCTTCAAGCTCATCAGTCATTGCTTCTTCGGTTTCTTCTTCAGCTTCTTCTAATTCTTCTTCGTCTTCTTCTCTTAAAGATTTTATGATTTCATCTAAATCAACGTCCTCTTCTTCAGTTACTTCTTCTTCCTCAGTTTCTTTCAAAGCAGTAGCTTCGTCATCATTATCAGCTTGTTTAGTTTGTCCTCCAACTCCGACAGCATCAACAGTTTTATCTTCTTCAAGTTCTTCTTCTTCTGATACTTCTTCGTCTGATTCCAATTCTTTAATAATAGCTTCTAATTCTAAGTCTTCTTCTGTTTCTTCTACTTCTTCGTACATTTCTTCTTCTACTTCTTCACCTTCTTCGTATGATTCATCAGCCGGTACATCATCACCAGTTTCTTCTGTTTCATCATCCGCAGAACCTGTGTCAGCAGCGTCAGCAGTAGTGTCAGCAACAGCAGCTTCATCATCTTCGATTGAAGTATCAGTAGTTTCTAAATCTTCTTCTTCTGATAATTCATCGTCCATTTCTTCTGCAATTTTCTGAGATAGCATAGATTGTAGCTTTGGAGTGAACGCTTCTTCAAGAGCAAGTTTTGCATTTGCAATAGCAGTTGAACGAACAGCCTTTGCATCAGCGATTGCTTCTTTTAATAAGTCTTTTGACATTATTATTCTCCTTAAATATGTTTTTGGAAATATAGGTATTATGACCTATAATAGATTGTGTTTATTTAATATACTGTGCTATATAGAAAATAACGACATTTGTGTATATCTTTATGTATATATAAGTATATACTAAAAATATTAAAATATGAATTTTATAAACTTTTTATTGTTTATTTTGTCATTCTTGATGTCCAGTCTTTCAACTTGTCCTGTAATTGTTTTTTAATTCCAGGTCCTCTGAAAGTTCCACCTATCTTCATTGCATTTTTGACAAAGCTATTATATTCTTTATTCCATTTTACTACCAAAGTTTTTTCAAAATCATTTAATAGTTTTGCTCGTTCTTTATCTTCACCTTTAGATATTGTTCCATCAGGGTTTGCTTCTAATACATTCTTTAGCTTTATCTTACCTTCGTATCTTAAATCAAACATTAAATCTTGGATTTTTCTAGATGTAGAATTACCACCAGCTTTTTCAATAGCACGTCTAGCTTTTAATGCGTGTTTAGCTAAAATTACATAATGTCCTTTTTTACCTTTAACATATCTATCACCTTGAATTTTAGAGCCAATAGGTCTTGCATTACCTCGTGGGTCAATTACTACATATCCACCTTCATTGATTGTACCTTCAGACATCTCTTTTACAATTGGCTTATAGTTCTTTTTATCCATTACTATTTTAGCTTTCTTTAATAGTTCTTGATAATATCCTTTAACTTCTCCAGCTCTTGATGCAACGTAATCTTTTCTCCAACTATCTAATCTTTCATCACCTTTTTCTTTTGCGTATTCTGCAGCATCTCTTACATAGCTTTCATAAGCTCTAACCATATTACCATATTGGCTTGATATTGTTTGATATGAATCCCAGCCTGTAGAATACATTCCTTTTTTAAGCATATCTGTAGTAAACTTAAATACTTTTTCAGTCACAGCAGTTGCATCATCTAACATTTTCTTTAGAGCGTCAGGACCTTTGGCCATAACTTTAGCTTGTAAAAGCTTTTTATATCTTTTCATGTTTTGGTCAACAACATCCTTATTTTTCATAAGTGCAGTTGCGCCTCGTTTAGAATCTGCTCTTGCAGCTTGTTTTTCTTTTGCTGAAGGTATATCTGATAAAGCAATACTTAATACTCTGTCAGCTACTTCGCTATATCTTTTATAGTTATCAAGTTTTCTACCTTGATTACCAATCATGTTACTTGAGCTTTTTGAATCTCTCCATCTTGTTTGTGGCCAGTACATAGATTTTTTACCTATAGTAATACCTATAATACCTGGATTTATAGTTCCTTCCCATCCTGATTGAAATGGATTTTCTTTTCTACTATCTACAATAAAAATATTCATGTGGTCATTTGAAGGTGTAGCACCGCTAAGTACATTTGCATCTTCTACATCTGACCACGCAAAACCTCGAGACTTTGCAGTCGTATCGAAAAACTTTCTATCTTGACTATTCATTAGCTTAAATAGATTTGTTATTTTTTTAGATGCAAATTTCTCTGTTATTAGAGATTTCATTATCTCTTCTTTTATTATTTTTTGTAGTTCAGATTTTTTCATTTTTATCCTCCAATCTTAGAGTATGTTAACATATCGTTAAAAGCTTTTAGCATTTTTTTCTTTGCAGCATCAAACTCTTTACCATATCTTCCTGAACCTCCACCTTTCTTCAAACCAGAAGCAGCAACATATAATTTTTTAATTAGCTCAGTTTCTTTAGAATTTTTTATTTTAGGAGCCTTTTCATTTATAGGATTCATGTTAATTGCATATCCTGGACTAGATATTACGCTTTGAAGTCCTTCGAAAGCCTCGTTAACTTGAGTCTTAAATTTATTTTCATTCTTAACAGCTTTAGATACAGCAGCTCTTCTTTTCTTTAAGTATTCATCAGAAGAATCAGTGTCACCGTCGTTGTCGATATCATCATCTTCTTGTCCAACAGGGTCTAATTTCTTTTCATCTTCTACCAATTCTTTAATTTCATAATATTTACCAAGCTTACCACCTATTTCTTCAAATACAGATTCCATTCTTTGTTGTAATTGGTGTGCTTCTTTAGCTGTAGCTTCAAATACCTTTACTGCTTCACCAATAGCTTTTGTGTCTCTTTTTACAGATACAGAATCGAACCAGTCAGCTGACTCTTCCATTGCCATTTTACTAGCATTTTCTGCTAATTTTTTTAAGGCCTCAACCATTTCAGCCATTCCTTCTGACCTATATATTTTTGAACCGTACTCGTTAAATCTTGATACTGCTTCGAGTGTAGCTTTTTTCTCAGCCTCTGTCATTCGTTCAGTTTTGAAACGAGATTCGTTTAGATTCTTCCATTCTCTAATATCAAATCTTTTTCCCATTTTATTTTCTCCTATTTGGTAAAGAGCACTTGCAAGTTAATTCGCATAGCATCTCATTTATTATGTTGTTTAGTTTTTCATATTTATCTACTTTAATAGAACCTACTGACTCATTTACAGGAGCCATAAAAGCACCGTGAGTTGAAGGGTTACTTACAAAATCCCAGCAAACCAATTCAAAATCTGGTTGAACTTCTAAAGAACCTTCACCGTCACCTTCTCTTATTTCTTCTACAGAACCCATACCTCTTGAACTAATTCCTAGTTTAACACCAGCCTTTAATAATTCTTTTAATATATTACCTGATGGAGTTGATAGTACCTCGACAGTACCACATAAGTCATTTCCTTTCCACCAAATCTTTTTTATATTATGAGAAACATTTTGTAAATTTACAACCGAAGATTCTGGATGGTCTAATTCACCAAGTGCTCTGTTTTCTGCAATTTGTATTTCAGAGTATTTTTTAGCTTCGCGCATTAAAGTTTCTTTTGGATAAACTCTACCATTTTGGTTTTTAGCTTCTGCTCTTTGTAATACTCCAGAAACAATAACTCTACCGTTATTTGCTTTTTCAGACTCAACTATCATCTGAGGAGTTATCTCAAACGATGAATAATCTATTAGTAATGATTTTGCCATATTAGAATCTCCTCAATTTTTCAGAAAGCCTTTCCATTTTCTCAGAAATTTTTGATAAGTTTTCTCTCGTAGACTTCCAATATTTTGTTTCGTCAATACCATCTTCTGTTTTAAGCTTTATATTTTGATTTATTATTCTTTCTATTTTGAATAGCTTACTATTTACTTCTCTTATAGCTTTATTTACTTTCTGCTTAGAGTTTAATGAATCATCGTTTTTATATTGCTTGTAATTTATTTCACTTAGATTCATAATTCTGGACATCTTTACAAACGTAGATTCTTCGATATCCTTCTTTTTCTTTTTCTTCTTAAATGCTTTAGGTGTATTGTATGCTTCGCCACCACCAGTAACATTTAATTCGTCTATATCTTCTTCTTCGATTTTCTTAAAATCTTTCTTGAACATATCATCTAATTTTTTATTTAATGACATTTGCTAACTCCTTAGATAAATCATACGCTCGTAAAACAGATATAATATGCTTGTCTTTAATTTTACTTTCGCTATTGATAAGCTTTAACTGAGCGCTTACTTCGTTAAGCTTTATTCTTACAACTTTGTCTTTTACATGAGACGATGCTTTGTCTATTTTAGATGTAGTATTTTTTATTTCAGTCTTTATATATCCTTTAAGCTTTTCTGTATTTGATATATTATTGATATATTCTTTTAATAGAGATTTTTGTTTTGAACCTAGTGTTCCATACTTTTCGTTGAATTTTTCTAAAAGTATTTTATATGATAACATACGCACTTCTTTATCTTGTTTTGAATAAATGTCGTATGTTTCATCAACTTTATTTTTAATAACTTTTTTATTTGTTATACTTTCTATAAGTGAATATCTAAATCTAACTTGATTTGATGGAGTTGCACCTTCGAACAAGCAATATATTGAAGCGTTCTGAGTATAGTTAGCTACCTGAGATTTGAAAAACTCTTCTATATTATAATTCTTTTTTATTTCTTTTATTAAATTATATTTCTGCTTTTTTAATATATTACCTGAAAGCTTTTTTCTTTCTCTTAAAACAGCGTCGATAAAACGCTCTGCTTTATTTTCAGTATTAAACTTTTCATTAAGTAGAGTTTGATATAATCCAAGTTCCTTTTTAAGAGTTGTACTCTTCTTAAAAAACTCTCTAATAATTCCTATTGCCGGGGACACTTTAACACCGTTAATGGTATCACTTGTCACTTGGCGTACAAGTAATTCAAATAAGATACCTGTATTTTTATATTTTGAATGTTTTACGGCCAATTTTTCTTCCCTATATATCTTTATATACTTATTATATAATAAATATCAAAAAATATATTAAATATCGCTATCTAATATGTTTTCCTCATTTAATAATTTAGACTTTTTTGTTTTTTCCATATCATCAAAAATATTGACAGCCATTGCTCTTTTATCTTCTCTTTTCATAAACTGTCTTTTACCTTTGTTGTTTTTTAATTTTGAATCTCGCTTTCTTTCTTCTTTGGCTATAGCATCTCTACCTCTTGCAGATTTCTGAGTTCCATATTTTGGACCTTCTTTAGGTCTTCCTTGACCTGGCTTATTTTTTTCTTCTAAGCCAAATTCTTCTTCACCCCATAAATCATCAGTATCTGGTAAGTCAGGCTCAAATCCTCCTTCTTCACCAGCTGGTGGTTGAGAACCTTGTTGTAATGCCCAGTCAGTTGAAACAGCAACTTTTGATTTAATAGGATTGTTACCAGCTTCAAGTTCATTATGTAAGAATTCTCTTTTTCTATCTTGCTGTACACCTTTCTGCTGCTCTCTCATTTCTTCAGTTGTCATATCTAATATATTTTTGTATGCCCATTCTTCTGAAATTACTCTACCTGATTTTATAGAATCTATCAAGCCTAGCTTCTGAGACCATAATTCTATTTTCTCTTGTTCGTGTATTGTTGAAGAATTTGTAAGTGACAAATCAAAATCAACAAGCTCCTCTTCTGTAAAGCCTTGAGAATATAAATGTACCATAGCTATTTTTGTTAACTCTGAAATAAATATTCTTTGAATTCTTTCTATTGTTCGAGCAAATCTTACATCTTGTGCAGCTAATGTAGCTTTACCTTCAACTCCTTCTTCATATCCTAAAAATGCTTTAGGTATTTTTAATGCAGCAAACATTCTAGCTTTTAAGTATTCTACATCATCGATACCGCCGAATTCCATTCCTGACATAGTATCAATTTCTGTACCTGAATTACCACCTCTTACAGGAAGGTATACATCCTCAAGCATATTTGACATATTGAACTTAAGATTATATTGTCCTGTTTTCGGGTCAATATATGGAGTCTTTTTCATTTGGTTGATTACTCTTTGCATATATGTATCAACCTCGTTTGGAGGTATATTTCCAATATCAATTTTATAAATTCTTTTTTCAGGAGCTCTCATAATTCTATGTATCAACATAGCGTCTTCCATAAGAGTTAACTGCTTATATGTTTTTCTTGCCGGCTCAATCATTGACTTACCATAAGGTAAAAAATTCATATCGTTAAGAAGTCTAAAGTGACCTACCTCATAATTTTCATACATTGTTTTTGTTGAGTTAGGTGCTGAATTTGAAGTTTGACCTCCCATACTTGGGTCATGTGTAAACCTAACTAAATCCGGATTGCTTTGGTCTAAGCCTTCTTCTCTAAACATTTCATATGCTGAAATTGGAATACAGTTTGTTACACCTACTTTTTCTGTTATATCTAGTTTGAGATATAAATCACCATATTTGCACATATTACGAACCCAAGGCCAAGCATTGAATTCTATATTTAATACATCATAAAATAAATTGTTTAATACTTTTTGTACTTTATCGTTTTCTGTTTTTATTGTAAGTACATTTCCGTATTCGTTTTTAAGAGTAGATTCGTCTGCATAGATATCTAGTGCTGATGATATAATTGAATCCTCGTCCATTACTTCATAATCAGTATAAAGCTGAAGTCTCATTGTGTGAAAATTAGCCTGTTGATTGTATCCGTAATTTTGACTTTGATAAATTTTACTAAATCTATCTATAAGTCTATTCGTTTCTAGCTTTGTGTTTGATTGTACTCTACTTAAATCTGCAACTCTTAGGCCTCTGTCTGTTCTTCTTACTATTGTACCTGTTGAAAATAAAGTTTTTAATCTTCCAAAAAATGTTTTGTCTGCCATCTATTTCTGCTCCTTTATAATAGCCAGGTTAAGTCTTCACTGTCGTTACCTATTTGCTGCTTCCAAGGGTTTTCTGAATTTGTATTTCCTTTGTAGGCACCTTTTGTATTAACTATATTATTGATAGCATTCTTGTTCATAGCCAAACCTTCGCTATGAAGACGAAGAGCGTTATCTCTAACGTACATTCCAATAGAAAACGCCATTGTTAAATCATCATTGTATCCTCTTTGAGCCTCTGCCTTATGTCCATTCCATATAAAAACAAAGAGCTCATCGATTAGTCTTTTTGACTTAACGATACACGCCTTTTCTCTAAAATAAATATCAAGTTTCGATATCAAAAGAGGTCGAGTCCTTGACGACGTTGTAAAACCTGGGGTCATGTTTTCCCTATTTTTAAGGTCATAACCTTTACTTAATTGTGTTGCCGCATCATGAACTCCTTCATGCTTAAAAGTATAATAAAGATTTCTATAACCTCTATCAACTGCAGGTTGTATTGCGGCCCAACCTATATTTGCATTCTCTACAACAAGTAGAGCTTCATTATATTCTGTGGCGATGTTTACTAACATATTACCAAAATCTTTTGTAGGAATTTGAGATTTGAATTCTGCAACTTGCTCCATAGTTTCTATCTCAATTACATGAAATGCAGAGTAGTCAGATGAATCACCTCGAGCAACATCGGCCACTACCATATATGCCTTTGTATAATCTGGATATTTCCAAATCCACATCTCATCATTTTGACCTCTTTTTTCTATAGGGTCTTCACACATGTTATCTTGATACCATTGAAGTAGCTCACCGCTAACAACAGTATTACCAGAAGATATAAAATCGCAATCACATTCTTGAGCTGCCATCTTCTCACCTAGCAATTCTGTTTGTAGGTCTCTCCAATCTTGGTCTCGCTCTGGATGTAATGTCCAATGTAGTCTTATAGGATTGAAATTACCATCACCTCTATCTGCATCTTGCCATACTCTATGGAATAAATTACCAGTACCATTTGGTGTCGATAATAATACAGCTCGACCACCAGTTGCCAATGTTTGTTGAGCTGATGTCCATATCTCGTCAATCTTATCTATAAATGCAGCCTCGTCAATAACAAGAAGCGATAGTGCTTCCGACCTTGCAGCGTCTGGTGAAGATGATACAGCTTTTACCTGAGAGCCGTTTTTAAGTCTTAGTGAAAGCCTGTTATCTTCTTCAGAGCCTACTCTTAACCAAGATGGTAGCATTTCATGCATAACTCTAATTTTTGTAATAAGATTTTTTGCCGTATCTTGTTTTATTGCAATTACTAGTACATTAAAGTCTTCGTTAAATACCATATTCCAAACTGTTAGTCCAGCTGTCAATGTAGATATACCCATTTGTCTAGATTTAAGAATTATGTTAAATCTATTTTCTTTTAATTGTACTAAAGAATCTTCTTGAAAAGGATAAAGGTCAAATTTTATTTTACCTTTCATTGGATGTTGTATATAACAATACTTGCGCATAAAGTATACGGGGTCTTTTGAACACCTCATATACTCTTTTATTAAAGCTTCTTTGATTGTTTTCTTTGCCATAACCTGTATATATAAATATATATGTTTTTAGTTTTTATTGGATTTGACCAGCTAAATATATTGCTGTTGATGTACCTACGACACCTACTACAACACCAAACCATCTTTTATTATACCACGCATCTGTTATCTTCAATCTGTCTTCATATAATTTTATTTGATTGTTAAGTAAAACAATTTCGTCTTTTTGGTTTAACAACAAAGACTCATTTTTTTGATTAAGCGAATTGTAGTTTGATATCTGTAATTCTAATTCGGATATGTAAACTGTTTTGATAGAATCTTGTTCGGTCAAAGTATCTACTGCCAAAAAGAATGCGTCTAATTCTGATTGAGGTATTTTAACAATTTTATCTTGGCCGCAGCACTCTTTAGGTGCAGCACATGATATTAAAAATATAATCAATATGTATAATAATTTCTTCATTATTTTTTACTCCTATATTTCTTTTCAAAATCAGAAATTGTTTTTTTAGCTGACTTTGTAGATTTTACTTTTGCTTTTGTTTTTTTAATTTTTTCATCAGTCTTTTTTATTTTCTTTTTGACTGTCTTCTTTTCTTTTTCTATCTTTTCTTTCTTTGACTTATTCTCTTTTAGTTTATCTTTATTATCTTTTAAGTCTTTCTTAAACTGTTTTTTACTACCTGCTCCTGCAGACATTGCAAATATCGCACCAAGTATAGCGCCTATTCCTAATAAAACTTTCCATAACTTTTTCATTTGTTTTGCTCCTCTATTAAATCGTACATTTTCTTTTCTTCTTTTTCTATATGTTCATTGAAATTTTTAATAATTAAATCTTTTGCTTTTGAATCTAGGCCTTCCCAGTCTTCTATCAGACCTGATTCTGTAATATTCTTTTGAGAATCTAATTCTGAAAACCATTTTTCAAATG